ATCCTTACCAGCCAAAGACGTAAAGATTACTTACGCCACAACTGGCTTATCTGATAAATTACTTGAGCAAGCTATTAAGCAGCTGGTATCGACTTACTATGACAACAGGGCGGATTTTATCGTTATGCAGGGGGTGTCTTATGTTCAAGTGCCTACCTCGGTTAGACATATTTTGAACGCCTACAAAGAACCTTTCATCTAATGGATGCAGGAAAACTAGATACACGAGTAGAGATCAAAACTCTCACTAAATCCTCAGATGGTTACGGGGGTACTACAAGCACCTTGACTGATTATGCCACCATCTGGGCGTATGTTCGAGAAGTGTCTGGAGATGTAGATGAAGATGGGCTAGATAGAGGGCGAAGAAAGAAGATTGAATTGGTTGTGAGAAAGGAAACCGCAGATGATAAATCTTTGAGCGAAGATAACCTATTAAGGCTCGAAGGTGAAACAGGCGAGTTCCGTGTAGTTTCGATGATGGAACACACCTATAAGAAATACACCAAAATAACCGCTATAAAGACGTTTTAATGAAAGCTGGGTATAGGATAAACAAAAAAGATTTAAGAGCCTTAAACACACGTCTGAGGGCTTTAGGCGTTACCACAAAGAAAGACATTGTGCAAACGTTGAAAGATTTTGGTATCCGTAGCCAGTTCGACATAAAAAGAGAAGCGCCTGTAGATACTGGAAACTTAAAACAGAATGTAAACTGGACAATGCTAGACCCGAATACGGTTAGGGTGCAGTCTGTAGCCATCGAAGATGGTTTTGATTATGCGCCTGTGCAAGAGTTCGGGAATATATACAGAAGCGGTAAACCGTATTTTTACCCCAACATAAAGAGAAACATTAAGCGAGCCTTAGTGTTATTGAGAAACAGAATTAAAAGGAGTGTAAAATGAGGGAAGCATTTCACCACTTAAGAAAAAAATACATAGAGGCTATAGATGGAAATATTAGTGTCAATGGTTCTGCTGTGCCAATTATTAATCGTGTACCAACTGGTCAAGGATTTCCTTACATAAAGGTTTTCTCGTACCAATCAGAAGAAGCAGACCAAAACAAAACCAATTTCACCTCAGAACTTGTTACTAGGTTTGAAATAGTTACAAAGTTTGATGGGGATGCTGGGGGCGAATACCAAGCCAACCAGATTGTCGATGGTGTTTTAGATCTCGTGAGGGATAGAACGAATGTCGATTTGAGTGCTGATGGGTTTAATGTTTACTTGACCAATATTGGAAGGGTTCGATACTTTGAGGATTTCGAGGATGGCAAGACATATTTTAGAGCATTAATAGACGTTGAAAACAGAGTCGAAAAAATATAAAAATGAATATGGAACTAAAAATCTGGGGATTCAATTTAAGCGCTATTGCTTTCAGTATTTTCAACGAGTTAAATCCCGTGTTATCAACCATTGCACTTATTGCATCAATAATATATACAATTCTCCAAATCAAAGAAAAATTAAAATGAAAAAGAAAGACCTCATCCACTACGTAGGCGCAGCAGGTATGTTTATTCTTGTCGTGCTTTTAATGCTCTACCTAGCCAACAACTCTATCCCGCCAGAGAACAAAGATATAATCGTAAGTATTACGGGGATGATTGTCGGTAGCCTTAGCGTTGTTATTTACGCTATCATAGGGCGAAACCCAGATGAAGTAAAAGAACTTACTGCAAAGGTTGAAAGCCAGCAGAAACATATCGACCAATTAGTCGAGCAGAAAGATGCCTACGAGGCGCAAATGATAGCGCTACAGCAAGAGATAATAAACGCAGGAAGCGATGCGTTTAAAAGTTTAATAAATAAATAAACTATGGATTTTAAATATTTTAACCTTGAAGAATTTGACTGCCCATCAATTGAAGGAAGCGGTGCGGAATTTATGGATATGGATTTCGTCAAAACACTCAACTCTATTCGTCATAGTTCTGGCGTTCCCATGGTCATTAATAGTGGCTACCGTGATGCTGACCACAATGAAAAAGTCGGAGGGACACCTAACAGCTCCCACCTCAAAGGAGTCGCAGCAGATATCGCCTGTGATAATTCAGCCGATAGAATTAAAATCGTTGCCGCAGCTATCGCCCACAAGGTTCGAAGAATTGGGATTGCAGAAGGGTTCATACACCTCGATGTTGATAATGACAAACCAGCTGCCCTCTGGCTATACTAACACCGCAGGGAGTACGCTATGCTTAAAGTATTATTAGGTTTATTGAAAGGTGGGGGTGGCAGGAAGTCTGTAGCTGGAAACTTAGCTTGGGAGATACGTGAGGCTATCAAGGGAAAAGAACTTGACCCTAACGAACTCATAGCCATACAAACCAAAATAAACGAGATCGAGGCTCAGCATAGAACTGTGTTCGTTGCTGGCTGGCGACCCTTTATCGGATGGGTGTGCGGTGTAGCTTTGGCTTACAATTTTGTTATAAGAGATTTATTTATCTGGGCGATAAAACCAGAAACCGTTCCCCCAGCGCTACAGATGGAACACCTAATGACTGTTCTACTTGGTATGCTCGGGCTGGGTGGTTTGAGAACGTTTGAGAAAGTAAAAGATAAAGTAAAATAAAATGGCAGGAACACATCAGCTTTACAGCGCCAACCACTACCACAGACTATCCTTTGGAGATTATGGTTTTAGAATGTTAGACGAGGACGACACAACAAGCACACCACAGGGGGAAACCTTCTGTACTTTGCACTGCTTGAAAGATGCTGTTATTAGTTTTACATCGGAAGCCCACGGTGGGGACACCAGCGTTACTGATTTAGACTTCAAGGAATGGCATAGAATTTATGGCGACTTCACTGATGTTTCAATAACAGGGGGAATAGTAATATGTTATCTACATAGGTAATGGCGCTAGGTGCAGGAAGTAGTTCAAGTGGCGCATCTAAAAGAGTGTCCAAAGTAGTTAAGATATTGAAGAAGTTTATCTGGGACTTACTCAATAAGAAGTGGGATAAGATTGACAAGAATTGGGATGCTTAAAAAATCGTAAATTTGTAAAAAAGTAATTTCATGGGAACAACGCTTACAGGAAAGAAGATAAAAGACACTTACAAATCGCTTATAAAAGTAACTGATAACACCGAAGCTGGCTCTACAGGTAAACAGCTATCCGATGGTAACGGGAACGACTTTGGCGTTTATGTAGATACCGATGGCGTGCTAGGTGTCGGTGGTGCAGCCACTGCCGCTATTGATGCAAGTTCCAAAACAGATGCTATCATTGTACCCAACGGGAACAACACTACAGAGAAGCCTAGCGGACAAGCTGGGATGATTCGATACAATACTACCTACAGCAAGATGGAATACTACGACACAGCGTGGAAGAACTTTGCTGAGGGCGATATCGAAAGCATTGTAGCTGGTAATGGCTTGACTGGTTCATCTTTAGATACTGGAGATGCTACAGTAAACGTTGTAGGCGGTGATGGAATTACAGTAACCGCAGATGAAGTAGAAGTTACTGTCGATGATAGCACAATAGAATTAAGCGCCAGCGATGGAACAGGTTCTGTACAAGTAAAAGACGATGGTATCACTCACGATAAATTAGAAGGGCGGTACACCTCATCAAATGCAGAAACCTCAGCCGCCACCCTATCTCTTGACTCTAGCGCTCACAATGTTTTTACTTGGACTGCTGGGCATAGTGTTACAATCAGTTTTACAAACGTTAAAGTAGGAGATGTAAAGACTATCGTAATCACAGGGGGAGGCTCATCTTATACAGTTAGCTTTGACCAAATCAACAGCGCCTCTGGAACGTTTAACAAGATAGGTGGAACTTATGATGATACAAGTTCTACTAAAAACTTAATAGAATTAAAGTTTATATCTACAAGCGAAGCTTGGTATCAAATCTCACAAATAGCGTCTTAATATGAAAGCAAGATTAGAAGCAGGAAAGGTTGTTAAATATGCACAACTACCAGAAACATTAAATACAAATGGCAAGCACTATGTAAATTTTAGAAGTGCAGATGATACAGATTTAGAGAGCGCTGGTTTCTACGATGTAGTAGTGCCAGATTATGACCCAGTAACACAGGTTATTCATAACTTACACTTAGACTCTTCTCACCCAGCACCAACTCCTGAAGATGCAGATGCTACTCGCACAGTATTTACTTACGATGTAAAAGATAAAACAATAAGCGAAACTCTAGCAGAATTAAAGTCGCAAAAGATTGTAGAACTCGATGCAGTTCAATTCGATAAGCTAACGCCTACAGACCCTTATGTCTGGAGAAAAGCAGAAAAGGGTACAGCAATACCTAGTGCAATTCAAACAGAGCGAGATAACATAAGAAGCACAAAAGATACTAAGGAAGCAGAGATTAATGCCCTTACAACTAAGGTAGCAGTCTTAAAGTACGATGTAAATTTCTAGCCGATGGCATTAGATAAAAAACTATTTAAACCTGTAGAAGCAGCAGCACCAACGCCAAGCGGTACAGGAAACCAAGAGGAAGGGCTTATCTTGTACCTAGATGCTAACGATGTAGACTCGTATGATGGTGATGGCTCTGTATGGTACGATATAACAAACCACGAATATACACCTGATACAGATGTTTCAGAGCATTTTAATACTGTACTTTACACAGGGCAAAGCACAGCCCAAACAATAACTGCAAGTACTATAGGCTTTCAACCTGACCTTGTTTGGCTTAAAAATCGAGATGGCGCATATTCGCACAGAATATTTGACACAGTAAGGGGTGCTGACAAAAGAATTTTACCCGACAGTACTAGCGAAGAAAAATCACCGCCAACCATTAATTCAGAACTTTCATCTTTTTCTGATGGTTTTACTTTAGAGCCTAATAATAGAGGGGTAAGCAATTCTTCAGCAGACAATTACGTTGCTTGGTGTTTTAAAGCAGGTGGTGCAGCAGTATCTAATACAGATGGCGATATTACTTCACAGGTTAGTGTAAATAATGACTTGGGTTTTAGTATTGTTACTTATACAGCCACAGGAACTTCGGGAGATACGTTTGGACATGGTTTAGGTGTAAAGCCTGATATGGCTATAGTCAAAGAAACTTCTGCTAGTGGTAATAATTGGCACGTATACGTTAATGGCGTAACAACAGACACAAAAGACTTACGTTTAAATTCTAATGGCTTAACTACTGTAAGCGCAAAGAGGTTTGTTCACGCAGATATTGATGCTAATGTTATAGCCTTAGGAAATAGCGGTGGTACAAACACAAATAATTCAGAATATGTTGCCTACTGCTTCGCATCTAAAAGAGGTGTGTCTAAAGTAGGTAGTTATACAGGTAGCACAGGCTCTGTTAAGGTTTATACAGGGTTTGAGCCTGCTTTTGTGATGATAAAAAACACAGGCACTAGTGGTGACCCTTGGGTTATATTCGATAACAAAAGAGGTGATAATGGCGAGTACGACTATTTATATCCTAGTGAAAACTATGCAGAAGGTGCAGGAGATAGCACACTAAATAGCGGTAGAACAGGTATAACCTTTAACAGAGATGGTTTTACTTTAGACGATGACGATAGCCATAGTGTAAATGAAAGCGGTAAAACACATATCTACCTAGCCTTTGCTAAAAACACAAAAGAAACTAGCTTACATACTACAGACTTAGAGCAACATTTAGACCCTGCCTCTTATAGCGGTAGTGGTACTACTTGGACAGCAGACACAGGAGGTAATGCTACTTTAAATGGCAGTATACCCTATGACGAAGAATTAGGAGACTTTTTTGACTTAGACGGTAGTAATGACTATATTGATACAAATAGTGTAAATGGTTATGTTACGCAAAGTCACGAAATATGGGTAAAAGCAGATACTATACAAAGACAGTATATAGTTTCTAACTATCCTTCAG